GGACATTGCTGCTGAAAAGTTGCAACGAACATTTTCGAAAGAGAAAGATCTGAAGCGTCAGGATGAGATCCGACGCCGAAAGTTCAATCAGGACAGATTGGGTGCTCGTATAACGACATCTTATGCTGCTCCTACAGTTAGTTTTCAGAAACGCAAGAAGAAAGGCGTTAATGAAACAAAGCTGAGAATTGTGCCCCAAGCTGGACGACACGCGGAAATTACTACATCCCCGCGTGCTGAAGTCAGTGATCCAAACTCTTGTACTCCGGACATTGAACCGCAGGTGCTCGGCTTTGGTGCGCAAGTCTCTATGGACCAACCAACGCAAATTGTTGCGGGCGAGGTCGCCTTTGCTTTAAAAAGCTTTGGTGAACAAATTGGTGGCATTAAGGAATCTATGGATTCCTTCAAAGATCTTCTTGAAAAGGGGGAGGGAAAGCTCAAAATAGAACATTCCTCTCCGACCTTGGATGATATGAAGGAAAAGATGGTCAATATGTCAGAATTCGCCGTCGTAGTGATTGTTGTTGTTGTGATAGTTGCTATGAAGCCTAAGACTCCGCTTGAGCGCGGTATGGCTTTTGTTGCGATCTCAGGTTTGTTGGTGACGCGCTTTGGTTTCCAGGAACTACTGCAGAGATGCGGTTTGTTGTCTTGGTTCCAGAATGCCTCGCCAGTTGATGAAACTCAGCCACAAGCTGGGATTTTCGGAGAAACAGATCTCGAAGAGATTACAACCATTGTGACTTCCTTTATCAACTTATACGTTGTCGGTCATGTTGGAAAGGAGATCCTTGATCCTAAGGAATTCCTAAAAGTGACAACTCAGTTGTCCAGAGCTACACCTACTGTTGCCAATATTACTAAAGGTATTGGATTGGTGATCTCATTTATTTCCCGTTGTGCTGGTAAAGCCATGGGGTGGGAACATTTTGGTCCTACTGGATATGAGTTCATTGATTCTTTCTTTAAGGAATCGCATGAGGTGATTGAAGCTTGGGCAAGCAAGGAGTTGTTCAACCGCGAAAGTTCCGTCGCGAGAGTGAAAGGTTTGATTCATTTTGGAGAAGACGTCATGTGTAAGTTGCCTATGTCAGGTAAACAAGCTAATGTCAGATTCTTGTTGATTCAACAGATTATGGAACTCAAAAAGATTAGAGATTCTCTCCTGTCTTCTGGGTACAAGTTTTCTGGTGTTCGAAGTGAACCAACTTCGTTGATGATGCGTGGTTCGCCAGGTGTTTTCAAATCCCAAGCCATGCAACATGTTGGTTTGGGTCTTTGTGCTCGCACATTGAATCCTGAAGACTTTAAGAAGTTTAAGGAGTCTCCAATGGCAGTCATCTATAACAGGCAACACGAAAGTGTTTACTGGGATGGATACACTGCCGACAAAAAGGTCATTCTCTTTGACGACTGTTTGCAGTGCAAAGATGTGGCCGGAACTCCTGACAATGAGGTCATGAATGTGATTCGTGCGCAGAACATTTTTGAGAATATCTTGCACATGGCCAATCTGAATGACAAGGGCACGACCCAATGTCGCCCGGATTTTATCCTAGCGACAACAAATATGATGAACATTCAGCTTGAGTCAATCCATGATGCAAGAGCGTTTACGCGCAGATTCGACTTAGTTGTCGACGTCTCACCTCGTCAAGAATATTGCGAGAACCCCAAAGCTAGCATTTTGGATCGGAAGTTCGATAGGTCGAAATTACCTCTTTGGACTGAAGAAGAATGTGCTGGTCATCCCGAAAGGGAGGGTCTTGTCGGGACTACCAAAGCCCACCCCTCTTTTTGTGAGTTTCATGTTCAGAAGTTAACGAGAGATGGACTCCAGTTTGAAGATGCTGGATATTCTCTCAATTTTGAACAACTCATGGACAGATTGATTGAAATCGATCATGTCAAGAAGGGTTGGGGCAAAGGTTTCCTTGCGGGACTCCAAGAAACCGTTTCCTCTCAGCGGAGAAAATACGAAGAGGAAAGTGTTCAACCAGAGAGCGGTCATGCCGAACCTCTGGAAGAAGACCCGAATCTTTGCCAATTGATTGATTCAATTCGTGCAATGAAACCGGATATGCCCATGGATCAGGTGCGCAGACGCGCCGAGATTATTCGTGACTGTTTTGAAGACAGTAACGCTGATCTCTACTTTGATACCTTGCGCAGACACGGATCTGATGGATGGCGTGCTAGAGATTTGTACGTCACCATTGTACCGCTTCAAGGACATCTCGTGATGGACCCCGGATCAGCTAGCTTTCAGCTTTTTGCTCCTGGTTTGTTGAAAGAGACTCCTTTTGAAAGGCAACTTTTATTGGAAGATGGGTTTGTTTACAATCCTGACAATCCTTTGAAACGTTCCATGCAGTACGTTGCACATTTGATTCAAATGTTTTGCCATGTTCCCGATGTCAATATTCGTGGCACTGCCGCTTTCCAAAGCCCCGTACACAAGTTTAGTCTTTTTGCTGAAGCAATTGAGACGTACTTTAGGGACTATGAAGGCGATGTCATCGATTATATGTCTAGTGAAGTTTCTTTGGAATACTTCTCTTTGCATAGTTTGACAAACTTGATTGCTCATTTTGTTCTCTATCATATGAGGGCTGTGGGTGTCGAGGTGCAGGTTCTAGGAAGAGTGCTTTTCTTCAAGGATAGTCCTGTCTCGCAAGAGATTGTACGGATTGGAATTGAATTCAAGTATGGTCCTCCGCTTGCGCATGCTGGTGCATTGCAAGTTGGTTCGCATGTGGTCGATCTCACTCCACAGGCTGGATGGTCAGAAGACGGAGATCCTGATAATAGATATTCAGACTCCTCTGACTCTTCAGAAGGTTATGAGCCCATGTATCGTCTTTCGAGGAAGAATGCTGATTGGCTTGATTCGTTCAAGTTGTCAGATTATCTTCGATATGGTCTGTACGAAGCGATCATCCGAGCAGTTTTGCTGCAGGCGGAGATCAATGGGCAGATTGTTGATCCTGATGAGATTGTCGAGGCCCTAACTACCTTCGAATGGAATGAATGGCAGTTTGAGATGGATTGTAATGATCCAACTGATCCAGCTCCATTCGTTTTCCGAGTGTGGACTCGGATGAAGAAGAACGGTAAACGGAAAGTTTTCGGCGTATCTGAGGAAGATGTGAAGAGCTGGAGAGAAACTATTGTTGATTATGCCAAGAAAGGTGTTTCAGCATTGTGTAATTTCTGGCTTAACACATACCTCTACACGCTGGCGACTGGTGCCGTGATCGTTGATGAAGGATTTGCTTGGGCGTTTAAAGACCCGAATATGAGAAAGTATCTTGGTACGTTGCTCGGTGCATTCGTTTATGGAATGGCCGCGTTTCAAATTGCCAAGGGTGTCATTTCTATGATTTTTGGAAATTTCTCTGCTCAGTCGAATGAACGTTCAGGTAAGACCAAAAGGGCTCAGAGAGAAAAGGCGTTTAGGAGAAATCCAAAACCTCAGTCTTTCATCTCCTCAAACAAAAACTTGTGCAGCGTTATTGAAATGGTTTCTTTGAATCATCTCTTCGTGGTGCATAGACCTCGTACATCTGCTGAAAACGAAGCCTTTGAAGGTGAATTCTGCAATATGGGAGGTCCCAATGTTGTTATGGGATATGCTATGGCTATTGGTGGAAGATTGATGCTGATGCCCTATCATTTCTGGTCTCAGATCGGTAGTTTGGTGGAAGATAATGAGCTTAAAGCCAACGATCTTATCACCTTCAAGTTTGTCAATAACGGTTGTCTCCATTGGAGTATAACTGCAAAGGACTTCTTTGAAGGTGCCCACCCTGATCAAAGAGCTGATAAACAGGATCTCATATTGATTGAGATGCCTAAAAACTATCAGCCGGTGAGGAAGATCACCAAACACTTTGCTACGGAAAAGCAGCAAGAAAGTTACACGAAATGTGATGCTATCTTGTACGTTGGTGACAGAAGAGCTACCCCAGAGTTAGTCAATGGGGGACCAGTAGCTGTCGCAAATGCCAACTCAGTTGTCGCCGTTAGGAACAAGGATATTATTATTCCTGACAGTGCGGAATGGGATGAGTTCGTTATTGAACAAGTCTACCGTTACCGCGCTGATACTGATTTTGGAGATTGCGGCTCTCCTCTTTATGTGAATGATTCTCAGAAAACTGCTTCCATAATTGGAATGCATGTAGCTGGGAGTTCATCTGAGAGAGTTGGTTTTTCTTCTGTGATCACCCGTGAGTGGTTGGAAAAGTACATTGAGGACATTGGTCACAAGTACGAGGTTGAGAGCATGGAAACCCAGTTTGGATGGACGGCTAACCCCGTAAACATCGAACAGACTGGTGACGTCCAGGTGGTTGGTCAAATAGAACCACACTCCATGGCTCCGGGGCGTATGATGGGTTCTGCCATCAGAAGATCGCCCCTCCATGACACTTACTTCAAGTCGCCAAATGCTCCTGCGCGGCTTGGTCCATTTACGGACAAGGAAGGGAATCGAATCGATCCTTTCGATATTGCGTTCCAAGGTTATTGCCCTGGCTTTGTATACATACCTGAGAAGGTTGTAGAAAAAGCTACGAGATCGCTTTTTGATTATCTCACACATAATTCAACCCAAGGGTGCGAAAAGTGTGTTTTGACGTTTGAAAAGGCGGTTTTGGGTGATGGACCTGGTAGTGCTTTGTCGTCGATTCCTCGATCCACATCGTCTGGTTACCCATACAATGTGACAACCAAGCCCTCGAATAAGGTCTATTTCTTTGGTGATGGTATGGATTTTGATTTATCCACTCCCGAAGCCCAAGAACTTAAACGAGAAGTTCACCGTGTTGAATTGTTAGCGATGCAGAATATTCGCTCAAATCACATCTTTACAGATACTCTGAAAGATGAAACACGGAAAAAGGCAAAGGTTTTCGCTGGGAAGACTAGAATGTTCAGTGGGTCGCCATTGGTCTATTTCATTCTTTGCAGAATGTACTTTGGTTCGTTCAGTAAGTGGATGATCATGAACAAGCTCCAGAATGGTGTGTCCATTGGAGTGAATGAGTTCAGTTCGCAGTGGGACCTTGCAGCTCGCCTTCTCAACCAGTTTGGCACCGGAAGAAATAAAGGTGCTGGCGATTTTGAGGGACTCGATAAGAGAGAGCTACCTATCTTTCACCAATTTCTTGGAGAAATGGTGAATGAGTGGTATGGTGAGGACCCTGTGGGCAATCGAGTTAGGTCGATTTTGTTGCTTGACCTGACAAATTCTCTGCATGTGAATCGTGGTATTCTCATGTATTGGCATGGTTCTATGCCAAGTGGGCATTTCCTTACGGCAATGTTCAATAGCTTGACTGTACAGTTGATGTTTCGCGTCTGCTGGCACTGGGCTGTTGAATGCCGTCTAGAAGGATCCCATGATTTCAACAAGCATGTCTACCTCCTTGTTCTTGGAGATGACAACGTTTTCTCTGTTCATCCTGAGTATGTTGATTATTTCAACGAAAAAGTTATTGCAGAACAGATGGTTAAGCTTGGCCATGTCTACACAAGTGCTGATAAAGAGACTGTGTTGACGGAAAAACTCCATGATCTCACCGAAGTTACGTTCTTGAAACGGAGGTGGGTGTATGATGAAAGGACCGGACGATATGTCGGGCCTTTGGCGCTAGACTCAGTGTTGGATATAGCAAACTGGGTCAAAAAGGGTGGAAACCCAATTGGCGACACGGAGAACAACGTACAAGTTGTTCTTCACGAGTTGGCTTTGCACGGGAAAAGTGTCTTTGACTACTGGTGTTCTAAAATACTAGCAGCTATAGACAACTGTCCTGGGATGCAGCGACCCGAGTCGTCCTCGTTCGAGCGTTATTACCAACAGGTGATGATGCGTGGTGAAAGTTATTGGATGGATATGTTCAACAACAATTACTACCGGAGCTTTGCTCCCTCTGAGGACCTGCCCGCCTCTGATTACGACGTGGAGAGAGACAATACTCCGGTCATACAACCTCAAAGCGGACGCTTAGGCATTGGCAGAGGGGCTGCGCTATTTAGCGTTACTTCCAGGATGGCCCTTGCGGCATTCCCGTATTATCCAGGAAACCGGAGAGCGCAACTGGGCTTAGCTGGGTCCTACGCGTTTATATCAGCTGCTACAACAAATACTGCTGAAGGCGAAAACCCGCCTGGAAAAGAAGGTCTGTTCTCTGTACAGCAAACAGAAGAAGTGTCTGGTTCCGATCTGAATCAGAACACAACCTCTGCCACAAATGATGGTGGAGTTACAACGAGTGTGAGATCATACTTGCCGTTATCGAATGAGTTATTGAATTCAGCGAGGACGCAAGTGGCCAATGAAATCGCATCGTTTCTGGCGAAACCGAAGATTGTTTCAACAGGAACACTCAACACGACGGATACGTTCGCTACAGCGATTCTGTCAAAGATCGTCCCCAGTGACTTGATTAACGTCAATGACATATGGGGTTACAAAATCCAAGGAACTTTAGGGTTTAGAGGTGAATTGCACCTGACCCTTCAGATTAATGGCAACAGATTCCAGCAAGGAAGATATATGCTGGTTTTCTGTCCAAATGGTGGATCCGTGGGAAACACAGTCGCGTTTACGCGAGCTCATATGGCCACACTTACGGAAGTTACTCAACTACCGCGAGTGGAATTAGATGTCAATTGTGACACTGAGGGCACGCTTGTTATTCCACACATCAATGTTCAAGGGTGGACAGCTGTAAAGCTGCTCAGTACGTATGGTAACATTGGAACGGTTGCGCTTTTAGCGTACTCGCCTCTGGTGTCGCCTGCTGGTTCCAGCTCGTGCTCTTACACTCTTTTTGCGCATTATGAAAAGGTTGAAATTACATTACCAACCATGCCTCAATCGGGTAGGCCTTATGGGCGAGTTAGGAGAAATCCGAACAGACCTGCTGATGCTGAAGCCGAATCTGGTGGGTTGGGTCCAATTCAATCAGCAGCTTTGAAAGTCGGAATGGCTTCCAAGATTTTATCTGGGATTCCGTTGCTGTCTTCAGTTGCACAACCTGTTTCATGGGCGTCTGACATTGTTGGTCGAGCCGCCGGAGCGTTCGGTTGGGCCCGTCCTAGAAATGAGGGCCCCACTGTCTACATGTCGAAGCAGATCATGCATCGATTTACAAATGTGGACGCTCAGGATAATTCTACTAAACTTGCGTTGTTTGATCGCAATGAGGTGGAAGATATTCCAAATTTTGCTGGGGGAGATGTTGATGAGCTCGCCCTCAATTACGTCGCTGGCATTTCAGCGTACTATACTGGATTTTCATGGTCCACGGCTAGTGCTGCTGATGCTGTCCTTTTGACACAACCAATTTCTCCAAGGTTGTTCACAAGGAACACGACACAAGCTACGACAGCCATTACGCATTTGACGCCTCTGGCTTTTGTATCTTCGTTCTTTACCCTCTGGAGAGGTACAATTAGGTTTACGTTTAAATTAGTGAAAACAGAATTTCATTCTGGTCGTCTTTTGGCGGCATTCACTCCTTACGACTACGCCAACATTGGAAGTGCTCCAGTTGTTAATCTTGCTCTTTCTCAGTATCTCCATCGTACGATTATCGATGTGAGGAACGGAAATGAGTTTGTGATCGACGTGCCTTACACGGCTTTTGCTCAGTATCGAGCAACATATGGGAATGATTCATTTACAGGGAAATTAACTCTGTTTGTGTTGAATCCATTGGTTGCCCCTGCGAATGTTTCTTCTTCAATTTCGGTTTTAGTGGAAGTATCAGCAGGTGAAGATTTCGAGTGGGCAGGCCCAGCTCAACCCAGTGGTGATCCAGTTTTTCAATGGACGCCACAATCTGGTAGAATAGTTCCACAAGCAGGTAGAAAAGACTGCACCATTACTGAGGAGTCAGTGGGTGGAGCTCGTGACAGTCAATCTTTGATGTCAGCCAGAGCCGCAATTGGAGAGAGAGTTCTCTCGTTTAGATCGTTGTTGAAGCGATTTAACAGAGTGCTCAATATTCCCGATGGACAAACGACTGATCAATTTTATAGTTGTTATCCACCTCAAATCTCTGTTCGGCAAATTGATTCCACACCTGCGGTCGTTGCGACAGTTATGCGTTTTGATACGTATGATAGAGTTGCTTCGTGTTATGCGATGATTCGAGGTTCGATGAGATGGAAAGCTATTAATATGCTTAAGTCCCACGATCCTCACATCTTAGCGATGTCGTACCCAAGATCTGGTGTCGGCGTGAGCGTTTTGAATTTGAATACTATTCAGAATGGCGCCCAACCAATCGACAACACGAATGCTTTTGTCTCTGTTCGTTCATATGCATTCGGCCGAGGAGATGCCACTGGAGGCATAGAAGTTGAATTCCCGTTTTACAATCAGTACCCTGCAACTGCAACTGCTGATGTGACCTCAACGGGAGCAACTTTCAGTGTCACCAACAAGATTTCAATTCCAAATGCCTCGAATTCAGGTTCGCGGTATATGGGTTGTTTTCAAGCGTTGAATTATGACAGTGATCCACACACCAAACCGGAGTTCTTCCGTGCAGTGGGTGAAGATTTTTCTGCTGGATTTTTCGTGTCAACGTTACCCGTCATTGGATGGGACCCTGACTCGTCTGCCTAAGTTCTTCGCACCTGAGGATTTTATTAAAGCTTTGACCACGCTTGATTTTTGCCTCACCAATAATATATATATTTTTCTTATAATGATTCCCTATGTTTAGTGATACTCTTTCAGTGATCACCTCTCATTCTTACGTCACGAATGGCGTGAGCTCGATGTTTGGTGTGACAGATGAAATAGTTTAAGCCTTTACAGAATGTATCTAGGATAACCGGTAACGATTTTACAACTGCTAGGAGTTGTGTAATAATCAACAAAAAGCACC